ATGAGAGATGTAATCGCTATGACTCGATACTCAGCCCATGAGTTGAAAGCTAACCATATCATCATCGATAACCTGATGAAGTGCGTAGCTGGCGAAGATGACTATAACGGTCAGAAACTATTTGTTGATCAACTAACTTCAATCGCAAGAGATTATGGCGTGCACATTCACTTGGTCCATCACATCAGAAAAGGTGGATCTGAAGAAGATAGACCCAGCAAGATGGACATTAAAGGATCAAGCTCCATTACCGATCAGGTTGATAATGTGTTCATCATTTGGAGAAACCGAAAGAAAGAAAACGCCATCAAAGATGGAAAGTCGGTAGATTCCAACATTCCTGATTGTTTTCTGATGTGCGAGAAACAAAGAAACGGCAGCGATGAAGAACGATATGGTTTTTGGTTTCACAGAGATTCTTTGCAGTACATAGAAAGCCCTGAAGGTGTTCCCATGGCTTTTGATGACGGGGGAGAGTTTTGAAGGAAGGGGAAGGTCCGGACGAGTTTAGGCACCAGTGTCTAGTACGCTGGGTCATTAAGAAGAGAATAGAAGACCGAACAGGGGCGCATGAATGGATGAAGCTATGGAACAAGAATCACCCGAACTCAATACTGGAGAGGGACGTAGTTCGGCAATGGAGTCTCGGAAATCGCGGGGAAGGTTGGAAATAACCTTACCTTGGCCTCCATCAGTAGGAAGTATGTGGAGGATCTTCAAGAACCGTTGGATTCTAAGTGCGAAAGGAAGGGAGTATCACAAAGCGGTTCAGGAACAGGTTTTGATTCAGAACGTAGCTAGAAACTTATCAAATCCTTTAATCGTTACGATCATTGCTTATCGTCCTGATAAAAGAAAGAGGGACTTAGATAATCTTTTGAAAGGTACTTTGGATTCATTAACAAAAGCAGGAGTTTGGGGAGATGATTCTCAGATTCAGGATTTGAGAATCTACTGGGGTGATCACATTGGTGGCTATTTGAAAGTTTATATCGAGGAATATCATGGACCCGCACAAAGCGATTGACTACATCATTCATAACGCCAGCCGTTATGCTCAGGCGAAAGCGAATCGAATCTTCATTGAAGAGTTTCGTAAATCCAAGAAAGCCCTGTTGATGAAAGATGCGTTGGCTCGGGGATACGAAGCGGTCAATGCTCAGGAACGAGAGGCTTACAGCGATCCTGAGTACCTTGAAGTTCTCAAAGGCATCAAAGACGCTACGGCAGAAGAAGAAGAACTTCGTTGGAAGCTGGAGGCTGCAAAGATGCGGGTCGATGTCTGGAGGACAGAACAGGCTACCGCCAGATCACAGGTGAGCGTGACGCTATGAACATTATCGAATTCGGAGATTGCCGTGACATCATGCGGCGCTGGGCAAAAGACGGAGTAAAGGTTCAAACCTGCATTACCAGCCCTCCATACTTTGGACTGCGGGACTACGGGCACGAGGGCCAGATCGGGCTAGAACAGAATCCTGAGGAATACATCTCCGCAATGGTCGAGGTGTTCCAGTGCGTTCGTGATGTGCTGGCAGATGATGGGACGCTGTGGCTGAACATTGGTGATAGTTACAACACGCAACCACCCGGTAACAAAGCACCTTCAGGGTTCAGCCAAACAAGGCCCAGCAGGATCAGTGGGAACGGCGATCAAGAAACGGTAAAGACCGGGCGACAATTGATAGACGGGCTGAAAAAGAAAGACTTAATCGGCATCCCATGGATGCTTGCCTTCGCCCTCCGCGCTGATGGCTGGTATCTGCGTCAGGACATCATCTGGCACAAGCCCAACCCTATGCCAGAGTCTGTGCAAGACCGCTGTACTAAGGCGCACGAGTATGTGTTCTTGCTATCAAAGTCGGAGAGGTACTACTTCGACAGCGAGGCCATTGCGGAGCCTGTTGCGGCCAGCACAGTGGATCGCCTGAATCAGCCAACCTTAGAACAACAGGCTGGCAGCAGCAGGGTTCCCGGCAAGACTAACGGCAACATGAAGGCGGTTGGCAACACAGATATGCGAAACCGCCGCAGTGTCTGGACGGTGGCAACCAAGCCCTATAAAGGTGCTCACTTTGCCACCTTCCCGCAAGAGTTGATTGAGCCGATGGTGCTTGCTGGAAGCAGAGTTGGAGACATTGTGCTGGATCCATTCATGGGATCGGGGACAACCGCTCAGGTTGCTCATCAACTGAGCAGACGGTATCTGGGCTGTGAGCTGAATCAGGATTACAAGGTCTTGCAGGATGATCGCCTGATGCAAACCTGCATGGAGTTACTGTGACCAAAGATGAGAAGCGTCACATGAGCCGGGTTGCAGAACTGGGTTGCATCGTCTGCCGGAGGGTGGGCTACATCGGAACTCCAGCAGAGCTTCACCACCCCCGCTCCGGTACAGGCATGGGCAAGAGGGCCAGCAACTACGATGTCTTACCGCTCTGCCCCGAACATCACCGTGGCAACACCGGAGTTCACGGCCTTGGAACCAAGGGATTCGTGAAGCACTGGGGGTTCACCGAGGCTGATTTATTGGCTGAGGTTAGGCAATTGCTCGGGAATGCCCCGTAGAGCCTCTCCTGCGGCGCTAGGAGCCACGATCAGGGGTCGGTTGGTATCAACGATCCTCCGGCGACAAAAAACGCTCTAAAGCCCCAAAATCCTGAAAAGTGTAAAAGTTGTAAATTCTGGAACATCTGGCTTGACCGGGGTAAATGTCTAACGTAGAGTTACACCCATGCACTCAGTTGAGTGTCTAACAGCGAAGGAAAGCGACATGAACTATGCAAATCACTACGGCTACAGCGACGTTACTCCTTATGAGGTTGTTCGCGTGATTAGCGACAAGACCCTTGAGATCCGCGAGATGGATGCGGTGCGGGACGAGAGCGTGAAGCTGGAGTGGGTGGTTGGTGGTTTTGCTGGGCACTGCGTCAACCAGCGGGAGCAGAAGTGGATCATCAGCAGCAACCCCCAGAACCCCGTCAAGCGTATCCGTCTAGGCAAGAAAGGTTGGAAGGACGCCCACGGCGGTCGTTACGGGCTGTCGGATGAGCCGCGCCGCTTCTACGACTACAACTTTTGATAGCGAAGGAAAGCGAAATGAACGAAAAAGCCCTTGTTGAGCATCTAGAGATGGCTCTGGGAGTTGTGAAGGCCATGCACGAACTGTCGAACCAGACGGAAATCTTCAACGCAGCAGATAGCTGTCTGGAGGCTCAGGGTCTCAACTATGCTTCGATCATCAGAACGATGGCAGTGCTGGAGTACGAGATTGACCGCCTCAAAACAATTGCATAAAAACTTGTTGACAAGCCTTTTGATCTAACGTACAGTTACACCCATGCAATCAATCACGGTTGCAAACACAGCGAAGGAAGCGAAATGAAGACTCTGACCAACATCGATGCCCTCGGTTCCCTCCTTGCTCAGATCGCCGAGCTTCAGGCTCAGGCCGATGCGATCAAAGACTCCCTGAAAGATCAGGCAAGCCTCTCTGGTGAGAAGGTCTTCGAGGGTGAGCTGTTCAAAGCCACCTACGTTGAGTCCAATCGTTCTACGGTTGACTGGAAAGCGATCTCCAAGGTCATGAACATCCCTGCCGATCTGATCGCCGCCAACACCAAAACGACCGCGGTCTTCTCCGTCAAAGTCACCAGCCGCTAACAAACGGGGGGCAACCCCCATTTGGAGAGACATATGAAAAATTCAGAATTCAATCTTGCAGAAAAAACATGGGCCGAAAAACTTCTCTCTGAGCCGGTGTACACGATGCTGAACGGCCGCCAGTCACACGACGTTGCCTACGAAGTGTTGAACAAAGTCCTAGACCGGATGATCAGTGATAACCGCCTAACCGCCGATGGACAGTGGCGCTAACGAACGGGGCTTCGGCCCCATTGGAGATGAACATGACGATCACAACTGGACCGTGGGTTGCAGTGGGCGGAATGGTCGAGCATGAGAATGACAAGGTTGCAGACATTTGCAGTTGTTACCCGGACAACTTTCAGCAGGGTCACTTGAAGCGGTCTGAGCAGGAAATTGCAGCAAACGCCAAGTTGATCGCCGTGGCTCCTGTAATGCTCTCTGTACTCCAAGACATCCTGAAAGAGGTGTCTCTGGCCTTTGAGAAAACCTCAGTGGAGGAGATCGACCCGCACCTTCAGAGCATCTTTGACTCTGCCCGTTTCATCACAACCTACTTCGAGTAACCATCATGGATTCATTCAAGCAGTGGAAGTTGTCAGGGTTGGAAGAAGTACAGGCGGTTCTGGATGCTCTGCACGCTGCAATGAAAGAGGGGGATTTAAACGTTGAGGTCTCTTACTTCGATGTAGTCAAAGCGCAAGCATTCATTAAAACCATGAAGGAAAACGTATGAGACCCAGAGTCGAGGAGACCTATCAGCGGGAGGGGGTCTACGCCCGCATCAAGGGGCAGGCCATCTGGGAGGTGCGTCCTGACGAAGATGAGAGGTATGTCCTGCTAGGTCCGGGGCACAAATCAATCCACAGAGGGTACTACGAAGCGGTCAAAGAGGGGATCAAATTGGCGTCACAACCCGCACAAAAAAGTGCTTGACAATCCCTTTGATGTAACCTAAGATTGCACCATCAATAGACTACATAGCGAAAGGAAAGATGATGTACAAAGTCACGTTCGATACCACGATTGCAGGAATCCCGGCTCAGATCGGGGTGGTTCACTACATGAAGGCTCCGGCAACTTACAGGGGTCACAGCGACCTAGATTACTGGGGTTACAGTGAGTGCGATTGGGAAGTCTTGGATCGCAAGGGATACAAAGCGGACTGGCTTTCAAAGAAGCTGACGCAGAAAGAGATCGACCGTATTGAGAACGAAATCGAGGTGATGTGTGGTTGATTACGTCGAGGGTCTTCTGGAGATGAAAGACCGTTTAAAGAGGGTCGAAGAGGCCCTTTTAGCGCAGCAGTATAGAGAGGCAAGGTTGTTGTTGGGTGACATCCGTCATGCAGCCGGAGAAACGGATTCTCAGATCGTCAAACAATTCAAGGTGGAGTTAGGTCGTGGATAAGGTAGACGAGCTACTGGCGGTAGGTACAATGATCCTGCTGGTTCTGGTGGCTTGCTTCTCCCCAGACCTGCTCCCAGCAGGAGGTGGATGAACACCTGCAACCGGGGCATCAATCTGTCTCCTTCGTGAGATGTGACCCGGCTGACACCCCGGAAAGACGGGGAGCAACACGCATGGGGATTGTCCGTTGCTTCGGCGGCGGTGAACAGACTGGCCCAGTACAGTCCCCAGCCGTGTTGGTGACGACCAGCAAGCCGGATTTACGGTGCAATACCATAGGCGGCTCAGCCCTAGGCGAATGACCTGAGATGACAGCTAGGAAAGACTAGCCGTGTTCCTGCCCGATCAGCAGGACCAACACGCATGGGGGTTGGTTGAAGGTCGCTACTTTGACGCCGAAAGGCTTTCCGATCCACTGTCCGGACAGCAGCGAGAGGATGTAGCCCCCAGTCGTATTGGAGATGAATATGCCAAAGGCAGAAAGCCCAAAACAAAAGCCTGTAGAACCCAAAAAAACTGGTAGACCCTCTAAGTACAGTCCAGAGGTCGCCCAAAAGATATGTGAGCTACTCAGCGAAGGCGTTCCATTACGAGAGATATGTCGTATGGAAGGGATGCCCGCTTGGCGCACAGTTTATGACTGGGTGTACAGAGACGATTCAGCCGGAGAAGATGGTGTTGGTCTTTCCGCAGCCATCGCGCGAGCTAGAGAGGCTGGTTATGCTGCTATGGCGGAAGAGTGTCTGACCATAGCCAACACCCCGCTGTACGGCGAGATCGTCACGGATGACGGTGAGAAGCTGATTGTCCGCAAGGAGGATATGCTTGGCCACCGTAAGCTACAGATCGAGACCCGTCTAAAGCTATTGGCTAAGTGGGATCCCAAACGATACGGAGACCGTGTAGCACTGACGGGTGCTGAAGACGGCGCTCCGATCAAGATAGAGAGCCGACAGCTATTTGATGCTGTCCTGACGAACTTGGAAACCCGTAGACAGTTAGGTGAAGAATGACTCCCTTGGTACGCGAACTGTCCCGCATCATTGACCACCCCGAAAAGTCTCACTGGTTTGATCTGGGCAATGTGGGTTCTCACATTGACTGGGAGAACGATCCCGAACGGCTGCTCCACCTCCCTTTCGATGACATCATCCTCGTAGGGATTGCGGGGCCAGACAAGTTCTGTATCCGAGCCTCCTTTAGATCAGACAACGTAGCCGTAGCAGGGTTCTGGTTGACCCCAAAGATGCTTCAGATAGCCCCGTTTGCGTACTGCGAGCACGAAGGCAATCTGAAGATCATCTATACGGATGACAAGCAGAAACAAGCAGCCAGAGCAGCACTGGCGCTACTAGATACCCTTCTGACTCGTTTAGAAGCCCCACAGACGGCTTTCAGGATGCAAGCGAAGGACTCCTTCACCTCCCGCAGAAAGATCGCTCAGGGGAAGCCTCCTCAGTATTCATGGACAACTGTAGAGGTCAAACCCCGACAGAAGGGAGAAGGTAGCGGTACTCACGCATCCCCGAGGGCGCATGACCGCAGAGGGCACTGGAGGTCGCTGCCGAAGGGCAAGGTCTGGGTCAAGCCCTGTAAGGTAGGGGATCCCAGTAAAGGAACTGTGTTCCACGATTACAAGGTGGCGGCTTGAGGCCCCTGTATGAGTCCTCCCAAGATCTCCAGAACGAATCTGCCGTGGCTCTTGAGATGTCCAAAAGGTGGAAGTGCCACTTCGACAAGCTCCCTATCAAGTACAACGTCGATTACTGCCTCACCAAAGGTGCAGACATCGTTGCTCTTGCAGAGGTCAAGTGTCGGTCCTATTCCTACTCCCAAATAGATCAGATGGGTGGATACATGATCTCCTCTCATAAGTGGGTCATGGGAGCTACGTTTGCTGACTCTATGAACATTCCCCTGATTCTTATAGTTAAGCTGACTGACGGGATATGGTGGACGAAAGAAAGGTCGAAGAAACTAGTCTTAGGTGGCAGACTCGACAGGAACGACCCTCAAGACATTGAGCCTTGTCTCTTGATCCCGATGAGTGCGTTTCAACGTGGATGACATCCTTGATCTATTGAAAGACCCGGAGACACGAAGGAAGTTCGAACTACTGTCTCAAGAGGATCAAGCAGCCTTCGCATGGAGGGCTAATTGGTTGTCTGCTGCTCACAAACACCAAATCCTTCCTCCGGGTGATTGGTCGATCTGGCTGATGCTAGCAGGAAGGGGTGCTGGAAAGACCAGAACAGCCGCAGAACAGATCGGATGGTGGGCGTGGACCTATCCTAAGACTCGGTGGTTGGTAGCGGCTCCTACGTCGTCTGACGTTCGTGCAACTTGCTTTGAAGGCGATTCAGGGCTGCTGTCTGTTATTCCTCAGATACTGGTAGCCGACTACAACAAGGCTCTTCACGAACTAAAGCTGACGAACGGGAGTCTCATCAAAGGGATTCCTGCTAGTGAACCCGAGCGATTCAGGGGGCCACAGTTCAACGGTGGATGGGCTGATGAGTTAGCGGCTTGGGACTATATACAAGAGGCGTGGGATCAGATGCAGTTTGGTCTGCGGCTAAAACTTCCTGATATGCCGACCCGACTGATCTGTACGACAACCCCGAGACCTAAGGACCTGATTCTGGATCTGCTGAATCGGGATGATGTTCGGGTTACAACAGCTAGTACCTATGCCAACATCAAGAACCTGTCTGAGAACTTTCAGAGGCAGATTCTCCAGTACGAAGGTACGAAGTTAGGTAGACAAGAGATCCACGCAGAGATCATCGATCCAGAGGATGGGGGAATCGTAAAGAGGGAGTGGTTCAAGCTCTGGCCCTCAAAGAAAGAGTTCCCGAAGTTTGAGTACATCCTACAAAGCTACGATTGTGCTACGTCGGAGAAGACTCAGAACGACTACACGGCGTGCGTGACTTATGGGGTATTTAAACCGCAGGATGGGCCAATGTCGGTGATGATCATTGATTGTTGGCAGGATCGGATGCAGTACCCTGATCTCAGGCAGAGAGTCATTGATGACTATGAGGTTATTTACGGAGAGGGGCGGGACAAGAAGCGCGTAGATGCGATCTTGATTGAGGATAAGTCTGCGGGGATCAGTCTAATTCAGGATCTGATGAGGGCGCACCTGCCTGTAGCCTCGTACAACCCCGGCAGAGCCGACAAGATGCAGCGGCTGAACATCGTGTCCCATGTGATCGCCAGAGGGCGCGTATGGGTTCCTGAAAGCGATAGAAGGAAAGGATTTGTGAAAGACTGGGCAGAGCCATTCATCTCGCAGATATGTTCGTTCCCTGAGTCAACATTCGATGACCTAGTAGACGCTGGGGTACAGGGTTTAAGGTGGCTAAGAGACGCAGGCTGGTTGGAAGTCGACCCTCCCCCCAGAGATGATTGGGACGAAGAGGATTATGTTGACTCTGGAAGGACCCGAGAGAATCCATATGCAATCTGAACTGGTAAGGATTGCTTACAGGTTGAATATCTAACTTTATGTTGCGTATTGACAGAGATAATCAGGTGGATAAAATTCTAATCACTGTCGGGCTGGTAATCCGATAGCAGCGCCACACAGCGAATACCGAACCCATTGGGGGCCGGGCTTCGTCAAAGCACATGGAAGGGGTGTGGACCAACCATGTAGCGGCAAACCAAGCCTAAAGCCTGTCACCCAATGGGTTTTTTGCTTTGGTGTGCCTCTACAGATTGCGGTACGTCGGTGGGTCTGTAGAAACTATCCCGTTACACGAGCAAGCCAAAGCGGGAAGCATGGGCTAGGTCTAGAGTGCGGTGGTGTACTGAAAAGTCTGGACGACGCGAACGCGACGAACGGCTCCATACAAGGGGAACTCGCGCTAGCGGAGCGAAAACTGTTTAGTTACGGTTAGGCTTCGCTATGCTCAAAACTCACCACCAAGGGGTTCTAAAACATAATAGAACCTATATCAATGAATAAAACTTACTCCTTTTACTACAACCCCGATAATCTAACTACATCAGCTCATCTTTGGAGAGGTAAGGATACCTACTGCAAGATGCTGAGTCAGAAGAAAATGAGGCGGGGTGCGAAGCAAGTTCTCCCAACGGTGAATCCGGGGAGGAAAATCTGCAAACTGTGTGTCAGTGAACTTGCTAGGCGGGGCTGACAATACGGTATATCATTCATGGGGTAAGGAGGAAGTATGGAACGAATCCTCGGGGGTCTGCCGATGACCCAACCCTTATCAGACATCCCTCCGGTTGAAGAACCTATTCTTGGTGGTGATGTTCGATCAATCTTCCGTCCGGACGAGACGAAGCTAGATAAAGCCAAAGGACTTGCGGATGCAGGTCTTTCTCTTTTTGGTGCGTTAGTACACGGTGTTCCCGCCCAGTTCATGGGGAAGATGGGGCCT